GTGTTTTTTAGCAAGAGCTATGGATTATGTGTGCTTTTTCAAATAAATATTTTAGATTAAATTACGACCGCCGTTGTTCGACCTAGAGTTAGACACAGCATTGTTACCATTCCAATACCACAACCCAGCCTTAGAACCGTTATCCCAATTCCCACCAACGTGCAAGTGGCAGAGGCGTTGCACACACTACCCAAACTTTATTTAATAAAGTCAAATTATAATATCAAGGGGGAAGTTTCCCCCTTAATTATCCCTCTCTAAAGAGGCTTATAACAAAGACGACCGCCGTAGTCCGACCAAGAGAGAGACACAGCAGTGTAACCAGCCCAAGCCCACAACCCAGCCCTAGAACCGTCACCCCAAGCCCCACCAACGTGCAAGATAACTCCGCCGTCAGCATACCAGGAATAATCACAGTAATGTGTAGAGGCTGAACCTCCAAGCTCTGATATGTAGCCTATAAGAGGGTTTTTATCAAAATACTCAATGCTTTTAATATGCCCCTCTGAAGTTGTTGGTCTATTACCCATATAAGAATATGGCATTGTTGTTTTAGCTCCGTCGTAGCTATTAGGGTCAGTACAAATATAGACTTTTTCAAGATTAAATGAGATTCCGTCAACAAAAGTCCAAGTGTTACCCCAAAGGTTTTCAATTCCCCTATATTTACAAGCATAAGTGCCTGTTGAGTTACTTGTTGGAGAGCCGCTAGGTGTTTTTACGTCATCAGTATGACCTGTGGTTAAGGCTGCAGTATTTCCTGAATCAGTAAAGCCTTTCATAATTGATTGAGAATTTGTGGTAGCAAATTCAATCAAAAACAACTCTTTTAAAATCATATCTATCAAAAAGTCATATTGTTGATACCCTGCACCATTAGCTTTACAAGCAGTCCTCAAGTTGTTAATAGTTATATTTACAAGAACGGTTTGTCCTGTTTTTGAGTAAGCTCTTGTTGAAGAGCCACTAGCCTCATATTTACCAACGTCAATATAATCAATCTCGTTGCCTTTACCGTCAATAAATAAAGTTGAGAAACCACTATATCTAGTTCCTGAGATTTGGTGTTTATATGTGCCGTCAGAATTTTTGGTGATTTTAGCATAAAACTTTGGTATTCTAATAAACACGTTTCCTGCTGAGTCAACAACTTCTTGCATTTCACACCAGGGGAATAGTTTATCAAAATCACTCTTAATTTCTGATTGTCCCACGCTGTAAGATAAGCCAACGGCGTCATCAGTTCTTGTAAGAGAAACACTTGAGCCGCCTACGTTATCTACACCGTAAACTTTACCTTTTTCAAATAACATAAGTTATCCTCCTAAAATTTTATTTAACCCCCAAGGGCTTTTAATCTTCTATCTATTTCGCCGCCCTTTGTACAACTGCTTGCTTGAGTAGCTTTTTCTGCCTGATAGCAAAAAGCTGCATAAACCACGTCCTCAATATTAAACGTTGGCAAAGGTGCACCGTTTTCATAGATAATAGTACCTCCGCTTTGAACCATACCTCTCAACTCGTCAATTTCACTACTATGTTGATTTAACAATGACTCTTTTGCTGTTGTAAAACTAGCTGTAGTATTGTCAAGAATAGTCTTATTGCTATGACTGTGTTTTTTATTTACAGCGTCAGCAAGGTTTTCTTCTGACTGAGAGTATGTATCAAGTAATGATTTATTGCTATGAGAGTGTCTAGCAGAAGTGTTTTGGTCTATCTTTTGTTTATAAGTGTCAGAAATTTTAAATTTCATTTTATTGTCAGAAGAATCAATATATAAACTAATTGTTGTATTATCTCCTGTATATTCATCAATTAAATCTCCGACAGGTATTTCAATGGTGTTATTATTTTCTAATACAAGCATAATTTTTTGTGTAGAAGAATTGTAATAACCATTTTTAACTAAAAATTCTAAAGGCAAATCTATTGTCATTGTTGAATTGTCTGTCTTTGTAATAGTTAAAACCCCTGTAGTAGAATTTAGCTCTATCTTTTTTATAGACGCCTCAACCTTTGTTGACATATTATCAAGAGAGTCTTTTAGAATTTTGGCTTGTTTTGCAGAAACAGGCTTATTTGTAGCTGTGCTTGTTAAATTGTCAACTATGTCTGAAACATTAACTTTTCCATTAAGATATGTGCAAACGTCATCAATAAAAGCCTTAAGAGTTTTATTAGTGCGTGTGTTTGCAGTATCAGAAGTTAAACCAACACAATTAACCATTATTTTGGCAGCTAAATTGCAATTAAAAATATCATCAATTAAGTCAGATAGTTTTTTGCTTTGATTTGTATCATAACTTGCAGGAAGACCTATTTTACTTGCACCTGTATTCCCTAATAAAGTATTTTTATATGTAGTCAGTGCAGTGTTTGCACCTGAAATACTTGCTGCAATTCCATTAAGAATTGTTTGTAAAGATTTAAGTTCTTGACCTGACGCAGATTCATAAGCTGTCATATAATTAGCAAGTTTGCCATTAGTAAAAGCTACAATTATATCCTGAAGACTATATTCAAAATCTTCTTGTTGTTCTGCTGTTGAATCAAGACCTGTAGTAACAACTTTAATAAAACTAGCAGCGTCATCACTTTTTAATGTTGATTGAATAATATTTATTTTCTCAGCAATAAAAGTTCCAAGCTTGTCAAACCATAATTTTAGATTAGTTGGGTTTAACCCACCCACACCATAAGGAGCTGTTTTATTTGGCTCGTTTGCCAAAGCAACTACACCCTTACTCTTAATTTCGGTTGGCGTAATGTTTGTAAATTTATTCAAGCTCATAATTATCCTCCTCTAGTTTTTATATCTGCCACACACTTGATACCTGAAAGAAATATAATATAAAGCTATAGGTTTCATAAATTCATCAGAATAAATATAATACTGTTTTTCAACCCACTGTTTTTCTTTTTCTTTAATTGCAAAAAGGTTTTGGTCGGTTGTATTAAACGTAAAATTAGAGAAGTCCATATCTTCAAAAGAAAACGAACTACTATTTATCCTTGCAATTTGTTCATAAGCTTTTCTATTAGTTCTAACTTTTATCTTTGCAGCAGAGCTTTTAAAAGTTTTTGTTTTAATTACTGTAGATTTTTTTACAGTATTTTTTGTTAAGTGAGGAATACCACAACAGTCCATTTTTGTAGCACAGCCACAATAAATTGTTCTATCGTCAAACGTGTAATATTGTAATGGTATTTCTCCGTAAGATTCTCTTTTATCAAAATTAAAGCTACAAACAACTCCGTTTTCAGTTCCAAAAAATATATTTTCTTCCATATTTTTAATGGTTACAGCTTTTTTAAAAGTTCCTCCGATATTGTTTCCTTTGGTTTCACAAATATAAGCTTTATAGCCCACAACAAGACCTGTATCAATATCTTTTATTTCGTGAACTTTAAAATTGACAGCCATAGTGTAATTCATTTCATCAATTTGTATTGAAACGTATTCATTTAGAACAGTGTCTGTTGCCAACCCATTATCATCAGCAGCATTTATAACTACACCCCTTAAGTCTTTAACTTCGTTAGAGTCGTATAAATAAACTGAATCAGCTATTTCTAGAGACAATTCAATATGATGATTTTCGTTGCCACAAGTACACTTATCAATAGTTGTCTTGCACGCTGTACAATAATGAATTTTAGCCTCTACTAATTCATCAGGAATTGTATTAGAATAGTAATATTCAAGGTATTGTCCCTTATAAACACCTACCCCCTCAATGTAATACCACTCATATTGAGGAACGCCTATAGGGTGTACATATTTTTGCCTACTATCAGCCATAAATATATTTCCGTCAACGAGCAATATTAAATATCCATTCCACTCTTCTACGATTGCAGACTCTAAATTCATATTTGTAATTTTTGCGTCAATCAAACTAGACCTGTGTTCGTTAGCTCTTTCATTTCTAACTGACAACTGACCTACAGCTTCAACACCTAACCTAGATATAAAAATAGGGTCGTCTAAGAAGTTTACACAGGCACCTAAACAACCTATGCCACTTAAGCCCTGTGAAGACGGATAAATCTTCGGCTGAATATTGGTTCCTGTGGAAGTTGCTGTATGAAAGTAAGTTGAACCGTCTTGTTGCGTATCATTTTTAAGAACCATAAGAGTATCAGCAACGGTAATCATACCTGTTATAGGTGCAATACCTACACCGTCTTGCATATAATTCAAAATACCAAAATACGTAGGGTCAACAAAGCCTGTATTGTTTCTTTCACAATAGAATATATAATTAGGATAAGCTGGGTTTCCTGAAAAAAATACTCTATTATCATACACGGCAGCTATTGTGCAATCAGTAATCAAATCAGAAATATTTGATATTTCATTAGTAACGCCTGATACACTTGTAAAGTGTTTTTTTGCAGTAATTTCAACACCTGCATAAAATTCAGGATAATATACATTTTCTGCACCATTTACACCTGCAACCTGTACAGTTTCTTCAGGCTTTCCTGGAGCAGTTTCAAAAGTAATAGAACCATTAGCCAAATCTACAGTATAATCAGCCCCTAAAGACATTACAACACCATACACTTTTACTTCAGATATTTCGTCAAGTTGATTTTCGTTTAGTATAAACTTTTTAACAGTTCCGTCTGCTATAAAAGTGTGTTTAAATTTTGGCTGTAGCATATTACGTTGTTCTAATTCTGAACCTATATCAGCATTTACGCCATCAGGCACAATATTGATATAAGTTGTTGGAATATAAGCATTATCTAATACATTAGTTAGTGTGTTTCCGTCATAAACTAAGTAATTCTTGCCGTCAATAACATACAATTTATTATTAAAAATAAAAGACGCACTCCTACGATTATTCATATCGCTGAAAAGGGCGTCTTGAGTATTTATTACACCCTCTTTATATGACAAAATCAATTCATCTCCCTCAGATAAGCCACTGCTTGCATAAGACAAAACTCTTGTATTTGCATTATAATTTGTTAGCAAAGTTAAATCTTCGCCGTTAGGTTTAGTCAAAGCAACAACAGCAGCAACATTTTGAGATAAATTTTGCTCAAATTGGTGGGTGCCATTTATTGTTGAAGTTGGTGCAGGAACTGTAATAGTTTCATTTAACACAACGTTTACTGTATTTGGGTAGTTATTCCATAAATAAAGTTTATTTCCTGAGTGAATTAAAACTTTTGTTAAAGTATTTCCATTTTCATCTTTGTGTGAAAAATGAAATATACCATTAACATTATCTTCTTCAGGCAATATAACACGCTTTCTGAAACCTGGAATTGTCTCTATAGCCTGTCCTTGTCCTGATTGATAATCTCTATACATATTTACAGCATAAGCAAGTCTTTGCTCATTTACTTGAGTATGGTCGCTTGAAAAGTCAACCCCTCTAAAGTCGCCGTAATATTTATTGTATGTATCTCTTCCTTGTAAGAGATTTTTTGAAGTTTTATAAGCCATATTTCTTACCACCCATTAGAACTTTTTATTATAACAGGTGCCGTATATTTTGTTTTCCTTTCTATATCTGCAGCACGTTCTCTATATAAATTCATATAGTATTGTGATTTTTCAGGTTCATCATCTATCCAAACATAAGCAGCTATAAGTATAGGAAGTAATGTACACAATTCTTCATCAAGGTCAATTTCGGTTTCACTTTCTTCAACGCTATCTTCTTGCACTTCAAGACGTGCAGGGTTACGTTCATACAAAACCTTATATTCGCCTTTATTTCCATAAGGAATAAGAATTACACTATTTCCCTCAATTTCGTATTCTTGATTAAGAACACGATTTTTAGCGTCTTCTTGAATAGGGGGACAACATAAAGCTAAAAAATCATCTACTAAATCTTTCATATCATAACGTGTATAAGATTGAAAAGCAGGAATATCATTAACATTATCGCTAAACAAGTGTCTATATAACGCAACATTTCTAACGTTATATATATAATCGCCTGTAAATCTAATTCTAATATTTCCACTAACAAAATTGCCACCCTCTTTGATAAAGCCTTTGTAAGCTACAAAAGCTCCTGTAGATGACAGGTTGATTGTAGAGAATATACTCCACTCATCTGCCTCGCCATTATATTTTTCAATATAAGCAAAGCCGTTGCCGTCAGCCTCAAAATAATATGACTTAGAGTCAGTTGCCTCAAATGTTAGGTCTTCTAATTTTTCTATTGAAGAAAAAGTTGATTCAGTTACCAAATTTTCAAGTGGTTTATGGTTTATTAAATAGTTTCCTATTGCAGGTCTTAATTTATTAACCTGCAATAGTGCCCTATTTGCTGCATAAAAGAACCTATCGTTATCTTCCAAAGAGTCCTCAAACCCTAACTGAGCAACTTGTTTATAAAGCTCAGAAATAGTCATAATACCCTCCTGTTAAACTAACTTTCTTGACTATGCAAGACTTGTAGCTCCTGTTACAGCTGTTGAACTATTTACTGCAAGAGCTATATGTTTCCAAGAGTTAAAACCAACGCCGAAACGACAATAACCGTTCCAATAGAAATCACGAGTATGGTCGTCGATATTATTTCTAATATCAAGTGGCACTCTGTTATAGAACATATTACCAAGCAAATTTTCATTAGCTTCAGAAGACATTACCATAAGTCTATCGTCAGTTGTTTCCCAACCTGGAAGAACAACAACAGTCCAATTACCGTATTGAGTGTTAATATCGTTGTCGTTGCTACCAACTGTTCTTTCAGAGCCAACAACTTTTTTAACCATAGCCTCAAGCTTTGGTCTATTGCAAGGAATAATAACAATATCAGCTACATATTCCATTGTTTCACCATTTTCATCTTTAAAGTTTCTAACCTTATTAGCAAGAACACCCAAAGCCTCTTCAAGTTTAGCTGCAGTGCTTGAAATATCTCCGTAGAAATAGTTTGTTTGAGTTTTGCCTTTCATTTTTTCAGTGCCATATTTGTGAGCGTTGCTGAATAATGCAAGACCGTCTTGACAAGTTAAATCTACAACAGCCTTATTAAATGTAAAGCTTGTTTTTGTACCATTGATAAGAGCCTGAGCTGCAATTTGGTTACGAGTTTTATAGTATGCTCTAACAAACTTACGTGGTTTGTTTTTCATATTAGCACCCATACCAAATTTAGCGTCGTCAGCCATTTCTTTAGTAATTGTAAATTCTTTCATAAAAGCAATATGTTCGATTGTCTTTTTGAAAGTTGTTTCAACGTTATCATTTTCAGCACCTTGTCCCTCTTTAGCGTGTTGGAAAGTTCCGAAATCTGATTCGCCGATAATTGTTTCTGCATATCTATTAGACTTCTCGATATTAAACAAGAAATCTAAGATACCTTTTTGCTTTTCGCAAATATTGCTCTCGTTTTCAATAAGAGCTTTAATAGGGTGTTCAAACTTACCCATCATTGGGTCGTTTTTACCTGACATTTTACTATATACAAAATTAGACATAAGTTTTTACCTCCACCTTAAATTCTAACTACTACTTTATCGCCTGCTACAGCAGCACCGTTAATATCAACGATTGTTACAACGCCGCTTGTAGTAGTTGCAGTTACTTGTAGTCCGTCAGTATGAATTGTTACTTTATCTCCAACATTTAGGCTGGTTGGAGCAGCTGTTACAGGAACTTCATATACCTGATTTTTTTCTACTCTGCATACAGCAAGAGTTCTTTTGGCTGCGGCAGCAGCAACACTGCCCATAGCAATGAATTGAGGAGCAACTGTAGCTCCGCATTTTGTAAGCTTTCCGCTTGATAATACAAGAGCTTCGCCCATTTCAACAGCTTCATTAGCTGTTACTTCCAAATATTCAGGCTCTGGAACGTTGATTCTTGCATTTTCGATTTTTAATAATCTGAACATAAAATGTCCCTCCTGTTTTTAATTTTTAGATTGTTTATAAAGAGCCATTATCTCTTTATCGGTTTTGTTAGGGAAAATATCCCTCCACTCAGCCAATTCGCTTTTAGTCATTGTAACTGAGTCATCTTTAGAATTTTTAGGCACAACCGAGTTAAGGTGTCCCTTATTGTTAAGATTTTTTTGCTTAACTGCATTAGCTACATTTTCTCTAATACTATTAGAGTTGACTGCAGCATACGCCTCTTTTGGGGATAAGCCCAAATCTCTTAATTGCCCAAACCTGGCAAAATTTTCTATTTCCGTGATTGAGCCATATTTTTTAGTTTCAGGATAATTTGCTTGAATTTCAGCAAGGTCAGCTTTCATTTTCTTTTCAAACTCACTTCTCTGATACATTTCTCTAGCAAGATTATCTCTTTCTTTTTCAGCTTTAGCTTTCTTATATTCTTCTAAAGTTGTATCATCTGCTTCTGCAGCCAACTTTTCAAAGCCCTCAAGAACGTTATCGCCCTCAACACCTAACTTAGATAAGGTTTCTTTGCCTTGAGATTTTAAAGCTTTAAGCTCTTTCTCAAGCTCTGCAATTCTCTTTTTATCTTCGCTTTCAGTGTTTTTCTCTTTGTCAGGCTCCACTACTTCTTCAGATTTATCCGAGCCCTCGTTTTCGTCTTCATCTTCAGTTTCGTCCTGACTCTCGTCAATATCTTCATCTTCTACGTCGTCATCAACAACGTCAGGGATAATGATATTTCCGTCTTCATCATATTCGAACTCATCAGAGCTATCTTCATTAGTTGTATCTGATTCTAGCTCTTCGCTTTCTTCAGTATCAACTTCTTCATCTAACTCATCATCAAGCTCTAAATTTTCTTTATCAATCATCGTTATTTCCTCCTATTTTGATTAGATATTAAATGGTTTATTTTTTACCGTTTCTAAGGTCGCTACCTTTTACGATAGTTGACTTAGGAGAGTCGGCACCCACAGACTTTGGAGCTTTAATAATGCCACCCTTATTGGTAGCAAACCTGTTGTCTTTTCCTGGTTTCATAACTACAGTTCCTCCTTTTTAATAAATTTTGTAAAGAAAAGAGCCCTAAACTACCATTTTTGTAGTTAAGGGCTCTATCTCTTTGGACTTAGGCACGTTGGTTTTATGTTATTCAGTTGTAACTTCAAACAATTTTCCACAGCACCTACACTTAAATGTAAGTCCGCAGACCTTACTATCTTTTGTTAAGCCTATCCTTTGCACTTTAGTATTACAGTGAGGACAAACGATTTTCGTAATTTCAGATTCCACAGTTGGAGTAATTTTTAACATACTCTTTCCTCCTGAATAAATAATAACATACATTTAACTCGATTTAGTCCCTATTTATTCACGTTAAAAGGCGTCTGAGAGATGATTTTACCGTTTTTTACCTCAAAGCCACATATTTGTGCAAGCTTAGCCTTTTCGGCTTGAGTAGCCGTTTTTAAGCCTAAAATAAACTTTAATAATTTATTTTTTGCTATTTTCTCAGAATAACCTCTAAACTCTTTATCCTGAATTGAATATCCTTTATAAGCCAGGATAAACAATCTTTGCTCGTCGCTTAAATTCTGAGTCAATAAGTATTTAATAACTTTCTTCTTTTTTGAGCCTGTTATTGTTTTACCTGAAGAGTCTTTATCTGACTCTATTAAAGATAAACCAACAAACACAGGAGAAAGTGTGTCAATAGAAATATATTTAGACAAGGTTAATAAATTGTTGTTATTTTCAACACCTAAAGTTTCAGATACTGCTTTAGCATAATATGCGTCAAAAACTTGTTTGATAGCTTTAGCTTTATTCTCTTCAGATAACATTTTATAATTGCTTGTCAAAATCATTTTATCTACATAGGCATTGGCTTGACTATAAGTCTTTTTGAATTGTGTTTTTTGCGATTCTGAAAGAGAAATTTCCTCTCCATTATAAGAAATACTATCCCCAACACTCTTAGGAAGAACTGAATATCCTGAGCTATACAGTTTTCTTAATGTAGATAATGTATTCTCACTATAATCGCCCCCTGTTCGCTCATCAAGTACAAGATTTAACAACATTGAAATCATTTCAATATCATCATCTTCAATAGCTTTCTTTAGGTCGTTAAGATAATTTTTCTTATAAAAAACATTGTCTATTTTGTATGCACTTGTTGGGCTAACTCGTTTAGTTAAACCATAAGCAATATTGTAAATATTTCTTGTTGGTATTCCCAAAATCTGACCTGCAGCATAAGATAGTTGCTTAATACTCTTTGCAATATCTTGCTGAGAGGCGTTTCCTGACATAAGTTTTTCTGCAACACTTATTAAACTTGCTGCACTATCCAACAAATCGTTTAATGCAGAATAAGCATAGTTGTCAAGACTATATCCCTCAACAAGCCTAGAATAAACGTCTCTAATTAAAGGCAACCCCCCAAACAAATTACCTACAAAATCTACAATAACGGTTTCTGCAGAGTTTTCTTTGTCATCTTCTTTGTCATACAACCAACGGAATAACTTAGCTACGCCTGCCATAAACGCCGCAGAAGTAACGAGAGCAATTACTGATTTAAAACATTTCTTTTCAGCAATTTTAATCTGAGCTTTTATCTTAGCTTGAGCTTGAGTATCCTTTGTTTGTTTTAACTTAGTTTTTAACGTTCCCAATTCACCAAACGAATCTATAACACGCCCTATAACTTTCATACTATCTGCAGAGAACATTGTAACGGTTCTAAGAATCTCATTTCCTGAACGCATAGCCGCAGACCTTTCCGTAGAAATTGAGTTTTGTTGAGTTTCAAGGATAACCTTTTTTAAAAGTTTTCCTGCCTCAATTTTATTAGCAGTGGTACCGATTTTGGCACCTGTATTTTTTTGCACTTGAACTTGACAAGCTCCAAATAATCTCTTAACAACAAATCTATCCACTTTGCCGATAGGAGCCATTAAAACATTTCCGACCTTGCCGACTCTATCTAATACACCCTGAGCCATAGCTGCAGCATTATCTGAATTTCTAAGCTTAGCTAAAGGACAATAAATATCTACGTCTTTAGCAGAAACTGTCATACCTTTAATAATGCTGTTTGTTTCAAGTATGCTAGATGAGGCAAAAATTGAAGACAGCTGAGTTACCCATACTTTAGGGTTTGCTCCAAGTTGAAATTTTGCATAGCTACCACGCAAGAAACTAAGCAGCTTCATACCCTCACTTGATGATGACGGTATTCCTTGAATATCTGATATTAGCTTACTAAAATACTGCTTTCCTTTAGACCACGTGTTTTGACTTTCAGTTGCTACGCTAATAGGTTTATTTCTATCTCCTGAAATGTCTAAATTATATAGTCTATTAAATGTATCTATAGCAGGAGATAAATAAGCGTATTTTGTAACAGCTTTAATGTGTCTATTATATACAGTGTCAGCAGATTCAATAAACAGCTCTTGTTTTGCACCTTTAACAGTATCTTTGTTAAATGACGCATTACTTACCCTGTCTAATTCTGCAGCAAATTCTGAAGTATCTACATTTTTGGCTATATTTCCACGTCTAATAGGATAATAATAATCTTCTTGAGCATTTGTATAGCCCAACCTTTGCATATCTCTATCAGCTTTTAGTTTTTTAGCGTCTTGATTGTATCCAACCTCTAAAATAGAAATATATTCTTTATCGGTGGCGGATAATAACTTATCAATCACAACTCTTTCATCTTCTACAGCTGTAAGAATATCAGCCTCTGAACTTGCTCCTGTAGCAAAACCAGGAACTCTAATTTTCTTTCCTTTTTTATCTATAAAAGAGAAACCACTTAAAACCAAACCTGCGTGTGCCTGCTCACGTTTCATAGTCATATACAAGCCTATAAGATGAGCTTTTGGTATTTCTACGCCTTTATAAGTTACATTTTCTTGTAAATTTTTAACATATTTTTTATTTTTTGTTAAAAACTCGTTATATTTTTGCTTTATTTCCATTTCTGAAACTTCAGCGTCAATACTAGCGTCTCTTAATTCAATCATCATATCAGAGAAGAAACCGTTTTCATATCTATCCATACGTCTTGCAACTGTCATAGGGTCGCCAAACGTTTGCATATAACTACTTTCAGTTATCTTACCAAGAAGACCAACCTTTAAATTTTCATTATTGTGAATGGTTTTTATATACCTTTCAGCCTCAGGAATAGCCTCTATCCACTTACCTTGTTTATAAACTCTATTGTAATTTTCTACAAAAGTAACAAAGTAAGACATAACATTTCTAAGCATTTCAAGGTCTGTATTGCTATATACTTTGCTGCCACCTGCAAGCTGCTCAAGCATAAACTCTACGTCTTCATTAAAACAGTCTTCAAGGAAAGGGTTTTCCCTTGTGTACCATTTTAACAAGTCAGCCATTACAGCTCTAGTTCCTGTAGCATTAAGGTTACCTCTATACTTAACCCTGGTTAGCTTTTCTATTGACTGCTTAAAAATATCACTCTTATACGCTGTAGCATTTAGGAATATTCCTAACTTCAACTCTTTCATTCTTTGAGCCCTATCAAGAACGTTGTTTATTAAAATATTTCTTCTTGAAATATCTTTTACTTGTTCTTTTAAGTTCTTAATCTTTTCAGTGTATTTATCAACTAATTTACCATACTTAGATTGAGTTCCTTTTTCGTCATAAGCTAAAAGTATATCTTTTGCTATTTCTTGTCTTAACTGTTGAATTTTTGATTCAGAGCCATAATTTTTCAATCTTATAGTTTTTGCTCTTTCGTTTACTGTTCGCTTAGCAGATTCATATCTATCTATCATTTGGAAGAAAATATCTGCCTCATTGATAGCGTCGATAAAAATTCCCTCTTCAGCAAGTTCTTGAGCTATTGTATCAGGAGTTTGTTTGCTAGTTTTGCTACCCCATACTAAATTGATTGAATTTTTTGTGTCATATTTATGACGTATTTCGCCCTGTATTCCACTCAGGTCAATATTGTGCATATAACTACGCAACACTGTTAATACTCTCATCTCGTCTGAATAATCAGCAGTATCATACATATCTTGCAAAACAGTCCTTTCGATTATATAGTCAGCAATACTTAAAGCTACGCCACTTCTATAACCCTCAGAGGTATTATTTAGTTTCGTAAATAATCTATCAATAACTGCATTTTTATCTTTTTTACTCAACACACCATATTTATCGTCAAGAACCAATCTTTCATCAATAATACTATTGATAACTTCAGTTGCGTCAAGCTTAGAATATACTTTTAACCTGGTATTATTTGCAACAAACTTAGCTCTTTGTGCTTTAGATAAGCCACCAACTGCTTGATTTTCATCTTCTTGTAGAGCAAAACGAATATCGTCATTAAGTGTAGGTTTTTTATTATCAACTCTTTTGATTTGATTAGGGTCAAACACAACATATTCTTTAGTTCCGTCTCCGTAATCATATATTACACCGTCATACCCACTATCTTTTAGCGATTTTGTAAACGACAATATATCTTTTGCATTAACTATAGGCAATAAAACGTTGTTTTTAATTCTATTCTTTGGAAAGCTTAAATCTTTAGCTATACTTGCGGCGTTTTTGTCGGTATATATAAACGGTTTTTCAATGTTTATATATAATTCCATAATTTGCCCTGAGCCGTCTTTTGCAAGTGAGCCATTTTTTCTATTATAAGTTTTTGCAAGTGTTTTATTATTTGTAAAATAAAAACCGTTTCCAAAAATTCCTAGATTGTTTGTATTCGTACCAATTAGAGCCTTGTTAAATGTAAAGAAGTTGTTATTTGTGCCGTGATATACTATTTGCAATCGACCTAAATCATCAACCACTTTAGATTTTTTAAAATATTCAATTTGTTCGCTTGAGAGAGTGTTGTTTTCTGAATCAACCTCAATTAACGCATATCGAATATCATCATCATTTGTTGGTTTAAAGTTAGAGGTATTTTTTACTTGATTTGGTTTAAGTGCTATCCACGTTTCAACACTTCTTCCAAATGAACCTCTATCCTCGAAGATATGTATTCCGTCATATCCTGAATCTTGCAAATAATTGTCTATAAGCTCCTTAGCTCTTTTATCAGCCTTGCTATTTTCGGAACGCCACTCTTTCAAAACCTCATCACACATTTTTGTGCTTTCTTCGATAATGCTATCAAGTTGCTCGTCGGTTAATTCTGAAAACTGTAAACCCTTGCGTCGTGCAAGACGCTTTTCTGAAAAATATTCCTCAAACAGCTCATTGTATTTTTTGTCATTGTCGGCAATTTCGTTAATTATTGAATCATATCCCTCTATATTTTGTCGCCAATAGCTTTGTGCTTGCTCACGGTTCATAAAAACAAGAGGTCTTGTGATATTTGCATATAATCGCATTTGTTTATCGCCTTTAAGACCTATGTTGGCGGCGGTAGGCTTTAAAAATATACCGTGCGGCATTTCATAATCACTATGACCTGCCCCCTGTTTATTTGTATCAAAAACGGTAAACTCTGAACCTGTTTGATGATATAAAACCAACAACCTACCACTCTCATCAAGAACGCTACTATTTTTAAAATATTTTACTTGTTCATCACTAAGAGCGTCGCCGTAAGAGTCTCTATTTGGAATTGCATATCTTATGTCGTTATCAGACGTTGGACTGGTGTTTGTTGTTTCTTTAATTTGATTAGAGTCGAGAGCAACATAATAACCTTTTTGTTTGTTTATTATTCCGTCATAACCCTGTTTCCTTATAAGTTCCAACAAACGCTTTGTATCAACCCTATCTCTATATCTAGCACTATAAACATAATAATCAACGTCAAAAGTTCCTCCAAACTCATCTCTTAACTTGCTTATAATAGAAGATTTATGCACCAAATCAACCTCAAGAGGTTTTTTAATGTTTAAATAAGCAGATATAACACGCCCATTTTTCTTAGCGTATTTCTCTGTTGCCTCTGATAAATTACTTGTAAAGTAGAAACCTTGACCTAATAAGCCTGTTGACTTTGATTTTTTAATATCAAAAATAGTAAAATTATTATTTCCCGTTCCGTGATAAACAGGTAATAATTTCCCATTTTCATCAACAACTTTGCTGTCCGCAAAGAATTTACGTTGATTTTCAGACAATTTATTGCCGTTAGAATCTTCTTCAGGAAGAGCATACATTATTTCGTGCTCTATACCAAACTCTGATTTAAGCCTTGCGTCAAACTCTTCATTAACTTTGTAAATACCTTGCTTATTTTTAATATGAGATATATCTTTCAATGAATAAATGTTTGCATAAACTTCGCCCCAAATATAGTCTTCAAATCTTGAAACAGGAATTGAGTCATATTCTTTTTTATAACCAGAATAGTATTTTTCATAAAGAAAGTCTTTTTCTTTTTGTGTCAACACCTTGCCTATTTCATTTTTGTAAGCTTTATATAATTCAGGATACTCAGATTCAAAATAATGTGTTTTCTCGTGCCTATTAGTAGTATTAAATAAAGGAGCAATCTCATCAAGCAATAAAAACATTTTATCGGTTGTTGGTACATAAAAACCACCGACGTCAACACTTTGATAACTAGGGTCAACAAAAAACCACGTTCTTATTCCAAACTCTGAATTTTCTTCTTTTATGTCTATTAAATTTCTAGGCAAACAACTAGGGTCAACAATTCTAATAGATTCGCCTAAATTTCCAACAGTATATCCGTCAGTAATTTTTCTTAAATCATAGGTTTTATATAGTTTTGCGTAATTTATAACACTAACTAAAAAGCCTATTGATTCTGAGTTTTCCTGGAGGCTGAAGCCTTGTGATATTTCTCGAAGTCGCTCTGAGTAAGGCTCAGGTAGTCTCCATTTTTGCTGATTGTTGTTATTATAGGCTCTTGTTTGGTCTTCGATTGCTTTTTGTTGTAATAAGGACTGTCTTTCTTCATTTTTTAACTCCTTTAAATCTTTTTCAAACATTGGAATTAGGTTTTTAGGAACCTTAGCCTCTCTTAATAAGTCTTCATTGTGTTTAATTGAAGATTGAATCGCTTTTAATCTATTATTTATATCTTTTGCAGTATAATCAATAATAGCGTTTTGCAATTTAATCGGAATATCCTTTTCCTCTATTCCGTCTAATTGCTTATTATTATATCCACTTTTTTCATCTTTTGCAAGAGCATAAGCTTCCTTTGATTGATTCGTCTTTGTTGTTTCTACAGCATTAGTTCCTTGATTACGTGCAGAAAACTCATCAAACAATTTTTTATACTGCTTAAATAATTTATTTGCAGCACCTGTTAATTTGACGTCTTCTTTATAATCTTTTGAAGAACTTTTAAAGAAATTAAGTATTTTTTCTTTTACTGTAGGTTTTTTAGCAACCAACCTTTCAAGAATATTTTTATTTGAAAGTGTTTGCTCTGCAAAGTGTGCATTTATCTCGTCAGAGATTTCAACAATTCCACTTTTACCGATTTTAGAATACCTTTTACGTATAGCTTGTTTTTCTTCTGCAGACATTGTTTCCAAGCCCTCTGCTACCTGCAATACTCCATTTTGTAAATTGTAGATAGCGTGAGTTAGTTCGTGAATAAGTATCATTTCTCCTGTTCTATTCTTAGATTCAGGGTTAATAATAATTCTATTATTCTTTAAATCAATAGCACCGTCTGCAAAAGTTCCATTTGCTGCAACAAAAGACGCCTCTTTGTTAAATACAATATTTAACCCTGAACGTGCGGCAACTCTTGCGGCTGTAAGAACAAAGTCTTCAGATACACCTGCAGCCCTACCTTGTCTGATGACGGCTCTAACCATACTTTGATTAGCTGCACTAAGATTGTTATAGTTAGAAATATTTTCTCTAGCATAAGAATCAAGCTCTGCAGCTTGTTTTTTAAGTTCAGATTCTTGCTCAAGCTGTTTAGTAACCTCAGCCGCCACCTGACCTCTTTGTTTGTTTATTTGTCTGATTAGCTTGTTTAATTCTTGCTTTGTTAATGGTTTCGATAATCTTTTGCTAGTATAATCGTAAGTTCTATATATATTGCCCTCTTTTATAATAGCCATTTGACTATCATCAAGAATAAATCTAGCCGCACCGTCTGCAGTCATATTTACCACTTTAGGCAAATTTCTTGCTGTATCAGGAGCTATATTTTCAGCCTCTCTGATAATAAGACGTTCTTTTTTATAAGTTTCTACTCCGTCATTTTCAACAAACTGAGTAATTTTATCTAACAGTTGGTCGTTGGTTATAGTTTCCCAATTATCAATACCAAGTTTTTCTCCAACAGCTTGAAGTTCTGATTCAGTAGCTGTTTCAATAAACCTGTTTAAATCAACCTGAGAGCTTAATTGTTGCCCCATAAGAACCGACTCTTTAAACTTTGCAGCATTGATTGATATTTGTCCTGTAGCGTCAGCAACAGCTAAGCTTCTCAAAATATCATTAGTTTTTAAAGCTTTAGAGAAAGACTTAGGGTTGTTCATATCAACGCCTTGACGTATTTGTTCTGCAGTAAATTGTAATGGGTTGCCCTTTGCGTCAGTATATCCAAATGCAGTAAGTCTTTCAGCTATAACTTCTGCATTATTTACGATATTCATAGCACTTTTATTAACTATAGGAGAGAACACAGCCGTCGTATTTGCCTTTTCAAGCACTCCAAGCAACATTTTTTGTTTAACAGTGGAGATAGTTCCGTTTGTTTTTTTCATACTTGCCTGTAATTCATTATACACGTTATTTACAAGTTCAAACGATTCAAGTTGAGTGTTATTTTGTTTTTCATAAACACTTAACTCTCTTGCCATTTCTAATACGCCGTTTTGCTTGTTTTCTGCAGCAATTTTGCTACCTCTAGCAGTACTTGCAATATTTCTAAGAGAAACGTCAGCACCACCCATAATAGCACCACTTAAGCCACCTATTAACGCAGCATATCCTATCTCCTGGAACGTTGCGTCTTTTGCATTAGGGTCATAAGTTAATCTAGCCCATACAGGAGAAACTAATTCTGCAACACCCTCTTCAAAAGCTTCCCCAATAAAACCTTTAACTATAGCTTTACCTAAAGTTTGCCTTGTAGCAGAAGTTGCAATTTCTTTACCAAAAGACTTAGAAATATTTTTTACTACTTGACCTGTACCAACGCCAATACCTGCAGAAATTCCCTCTATAGCACCCTCAGTTACACC